TTAATGTAGGTTCACCATTAGAAATACCAGTAGTTTCTTTATGAAGGTTTATTCTATCTTGTCTTGAATATGACATTATTTTATATTTTTGTTTCTGTAAATAATAGAAATATCATTTATTTCAAAACTCGCAACAGATGTTCCATCAAATATTAATTGAAAACTATAAACATTATTTATAGAGCTTACAGGTCTTAATTCGGCTAAAACCCAATCATCAGTACCAACATTTAATAAAGGAGTTGTATCTGAATTTGTTTTATTAGAGCTACCATTTGCGAGAGTTCTATAAAATGGAGCTGTTGCACTATTGTCTCCATTTATAGAATATTGAATATCAACTGTTCTTCCATCTCCTTTATATGAAACGTATACTTTGTAAATCTTTTTTCTTACAGATGGTTGTCCAAAATCTATATCTTTTGTTTTTACTGCAAATGTGTCACTTTCCTTAGGATCTGGACTCCATTTTAATATAGTCCCTGTATCGCTAGTATGAGCATGAACAAGGTCTTGATTATAGTCTACAATTAAATTACTTTGGATAACGCTATCTGTAAATTTTGTATCTCCCTCTACCCAACTATTTTGCACTATATCAAATAAAAATATATTACCTACAGCTTCTGATCCAGCACTTTTTAAAATAATTATTTGTCTTTCCTTTGGAATGTATCCTATTAGTGGAGATGCACCAACAAAAGATCTCCAGTAAGCTTCAGAAACTGTTTGTGCCTTTTCTCTTTCAAGTAAATTATGCACTTGTTTACCATCATATAAATAAACACCATTTTCATTTACCCAGGCAATTCCAAAATCGGTTTTACAAACAGCGCCAGGAGTTGCTACACCTTTATGCATAAATGTATCTTCTAAAAATTCAATATCTTGAGCAATATTTATTACATGAACTTTATGTTTTTTAAATTGTAGTATTCTGTCAGCGTATGATTCAAGCTTAACTATCTCATCTCCATCTTGAACACTAGCTTCAATTTTTCTTGCAAATGGAAATGTATCAAATTTTCCAGGCATAGATTTATACATAGCATCACCTTCAGTTCGAACTACACCATCAGGATGCTCTCTTCTGACATTTCCAATATAAGTTTGTCTATTAGCGACTACTGCTGTTTTAAATCCTTCACCTAGACCACCTACATCAATAGATTCATCATAATGATACCCGTTAATTTTTTGGTATGTCCAAGGGCTAGGGTTTTCTATATAGCCTATGTCGCTATACATATATGTATTTGCTATAGCGTCTCCGTCTCCACCAGCCGTTTGCCTAACCCATGCCGTGTAAGAAGATGTTAGATCCATCCTAATCCCTTCTTTTAAACTTATATCTATTAATAAAACCCAATCATCATCTGTGTCGCTTTCTCTAATATAAATACGACCTCCAATAATAAAAGGATCAAACGGTGATGTAGCATATATTTTTACTTCTAAAGCTTTTCCACCAACTATATTATCTGTTCCTGCAGATGCATCATGATTTTTAATATTAAATATTTGAGATTCTTGTCCTCCTTGATATATAAAAGTAGAACCTATAACCCTTCTACCAACTTTCCATTGACCTGAATTAGAAGAACTTGATTTAATATAAACACCCCAACCTGCCCCAGCTGGAGGCCATAATACAATATTTTCTGAATGAAAATTACCACTATTTGTTTCAGTAGTTAATACAGTTGCACTAGTTCTTGCTGAAATTATTCTTCCAGTATTGCTACCATCAGTAGAAACAGCTAAGTATTTTTTACCGTCAATGTTAGCTGCTAAATAATTAGTAAAATGACCAGAACCGCCTATAACAGTTGTTGTGCTACCAGCATCAGAAGCAAATATAGAGTGTTCTCCATAAAACCCTTCAGTAGGTGCTGCTAAATCTAAATTTTTAGCATACCACCTATCATACTCATCTGCTGTAGTACCAGGAACTGTACCATCAAAGTGAGTTTGACTTATATATCCAAACCATTTATTTTGATTATTTGATCCAAAATTAGAATCACTTATTCTAACTGCACCATCCGCATCGTAAAAAATAACTTTTGCACCTGTTGTGCTTCCAAAATCTATTCTTTGAGTTTCCCAAGAATCTAAATTTTTACTATACACATCAATATTAGCAGCTCCATCAGCATCTACCATCAATAGATAATCATCACCTGTTTCTGGAGCTTTTGAAATAAAATATACATCATTTGTATCCCAGTCGTCTCCAGTCCCACCACTTAGGCTACCAGTAATAGTGGTGGCTGCATTATCTGTAATTAAAGCAGTACTTCCATCAGTTACATTAGTAACGGTAAACCCTATTAATGCATCTACTGGAAAACTAGCAGAAGTATCTGTACACCCAGCATTATTATTTGTATTTGTGTGTGTACCATCATAGTCTGCGTTAAGAATTTGAGCACCAGTTCTATCATGTGAAAAATAATGAAGACCGTATCCAGGCTTAATAGCAGCAACATTTGCACCTGCATCATGGGCGACATTACTTCCCATTGGTCTAATTTTACCAATAGTATCAAGAGAAACGTCAACTGCAGCAGCCAATTCGTTTTCTCCTATATCTCTAGCGTCACCACCAGTATTTAATCCACCATCAAAGCGTTCTATTTTAAAAACTTTTTTAGGCATTGTTATTTTTTATTTGTTTTTTTCCATTTTTCTCTTTTAAAAGTTAAGTATTCTGAAGCTACTACGGGATTAAAAATTGTAGTTATTAGACGATTATCGTCATCATCATACTGTGGATCTATAATTGTGACTGGACAATTAAATATATTTTTATCATCTAATCCCAGTTTTTCAGCATAGCTATCCATTATTTTAAAAGAAGCAACTTGTAATGCGTGGCTAATTAATCCAGAAGCAGGGTCTTTAACAACTTGATAACCTGAAACGTGAGTATGTCCACAAGTAAGTATATGGTCTTTCCAACCCATTTGAGCTGCTTTTGCTACCCCATGAGCAGAGTTCCACATACTATTCCCTTTAAATACGTGACGTGCATTTATTCTTACTTCTTTGTTGTTAGGAAAGATCAAACGCATCCTTGCCCCCCAACGCTCGTATAAGCCCTGATGATCACGCATAATGAATTCTAGGGGATCACCATCACCTGACCAGACATCGTGGTTTCCTGCTATCAAATAGAGCCAATTAACCTTATTTACAAAATATTCAGTTAATTTCCATGATTCCCTGGCAGAAGTTGCTTGTTGTCCATACAATGCAGCCAATCTACCTATCCAGTTATTTTGAATATCTCCAAGATTACCAGCATACATCCCCTCTGTATCATTAATAACATTCATAAAGTGCATTATTTGAGACAGATCAGTGCCATCGTCATCTACGTGAGGGTCTCCAAAATGAGCAATACCTATAGGCCCATCTGTTTCTAGTTTTATATTGACTAATCGCCTACTATGCTTAGAAGACATTTTATAGTCATACTTTTTCTTCCTATGAGCAATTAATTCCTCAATAGGCATATCTTCAGGGTCTTTCTTTTCTACTGAAAAAGGAGAAACTTGAACTATTACTGGTTTAGTAGTCTTCCTATAACAACCATTACAATACCATTGTTGTTTTTTATCATTTCTATAATAATGCCACCCATCTTTTCTTAAAGACCTTCCTTTACAATAGCAACATTCAATAATATTATCATCATTATCTTTAGTAAAATCATCCTTAGGCATCAGTTTACAATCTCTACGTGAACTAAATCATCAAAGCCATTGTCTTTGACGTCTCCATCGCTATCCCAGTCCCCCCCCCATCTAACTTTAATTCCTAATTGTTGTCCTATGCCACGCACCATACCTCCCATGTAATGAAACCCATCTCTATTTTTCCAGTCAATAGGATATGGGGCCACATCAACCGCTTTTCCTTCCATATGTTTAGAATATTTCACCTTTGTTGCTCCCTTTTTTAGAAGTTCTTCTTGTCTTTTAGCACTTCTAACCCCTTCAATAATAGTAACGTCCATTATTTTAATAAGCTCGTCTAATACTTGCCTTAACTCAGGGTCAATATTTTTTAATCTCCTTTTTGATACTTTTCCGAATCTTGGCATTAGTACTTCTTCTTAGCAGCTTTATTTGCTTTTTTTCTAGCTGGCCCAGTTTTAGTCATTCTTTTTTTAAAAGCAGATTTTGATTCATTTTTATATTTTTTACGAGGTGGCATTATTTACTCCTTTAGAATTTGTTTAAAACCTTTTTCATTTCAGCAACAATCCTATCATCTTCTTTAGAAGGTGTTATTTTTACAATAGTATCTAAAACTTTTATTATAAAAGCTTTAACTCCCATTTTTTTAACTTGTCGTTTAATATAACTTGATAACATACTCATTATTATTTTCCTTTTTTTAACATTTTTGTTAGACCTTGAAAAACAACATCTACTAATATGTCGTCTTTATCAGAGGGAGATAGTTTTACAACTTTTTCTAAACAAAAAAAAATTACAAGAACTGTTTCCCAATTTGCACTTAACCATTCCATTGCATACTCCATGTTATAATTGTTGTTAAAATAGCCATTGCACCAAGCATATAATTACGCCAATTTTCCAATGACCTTGTTCTTCCATTAGCTATGCTTAATTGATTTTTAATGTCAGGTAACTCTCTATTTAAAATAGTTTCTATTCTAGCTAATCTTTCTTTAACGTCACTTCTATATATATCAACTGGTTCGTAATCCATTACTTATGTCCATTTATTCTACTTAAAGAACCCTTTATTTCTGATACTCGATTATCTAAGTCATTTATTTCTTTAGTCATTGCATCAAATTTTCTATCTAATTTATCATCACTTTGATTCCATCGTCCTATTAATTTTATAATCATACCTTCCATATTCTCAAGAGTCTCACTTTGCCCTTTATTTTCAATTTTTAAACTTTCTAGCGTTTCTTGTTGTTGAGCTGATTTATTGCTTAATGATATTACTAAATATACAAACATAGCGCCAACTACCCCAATCATCCCAGCTTCCCCGTATATTGCCATAAAATCCATTATTTCTTTTTCCGCTTTCCCCAACTAAGAGGATTGATATTAAACTCCTTTTCATAAAATGCTACTTTTTCTGCCAGCTCTTCTCTCTCAACCCTTTCTTCCACGATGTGTTTACCAAGTAAGTCCCCAATGTTTTCATCTGCAATAATAATTTGATCCTCAAGGTCTCGTATCCTTGTTTCAATTTGCCAGTAACCATAAACCAGGGTTGCAACCAAGGCACAGATTTGAAGAAGCCATTTAAAGTTAATAGTGATAGCCATGCTATCTCCAACGACTTGTCCTTTGTAACTTCTGGCTCCTTGATTTTCACTCATTTTATCCTTACTAATTCCCATTCTCCATGCCTATAACACCAATTATCTCCATGATTAATTCTATCACTATACCAATGACTAATTGAATCACTGGAAATAATTTCAACAAATACAGTATTACTTGTTGTGTCCGATGGACTTAATTCGTATCCTGCTACGCTCCATCCCGGACTGCAACTTTTTAACATAATTATACTTAATAGGAATATCATAACTCGTATTAACAACTTTAAAATCTCCATTTTTTAATTTTTTAATCGTAAAATCCATAATATCCAATTTATAAACTTTTTAAAAAAACCTAACTTTTTATCAATTAATTTTCTTTTTAACCTACTAGTTCTTCTTACCCTCTGTAAGCTATGCATGTCGCTGTAGAATCTGTATGATTTACAATCCCACTAAAATTCCCATAAATTATTTCACCTGGAATCATAAAAAAGAAACTAGTAATATCATCTCCAATATTAGAATTTACTTTTAATTTTAAAAATTCAACAGCAGCGTCACCACCACCCTTACCAAGTGCTTGAATTGCTATCCAAGATCCTGAGTCTGGCGTGATTACATTTGAAGCATGCTCAGCTATAAGATCAAATCCATTTTGGCCTATAGCTAAAGAACTTGCTTCTGCTGCAGTATATGTTCGTAATCCTTTTTCACTCATATTATACCTTTATCTTTTTTGATATTTTTTATATCCACTTATTAAATTAAAAACTATTCTTGAAAGAAGCTCTTTTTTAGTTTCATTATTTTTATAAATAATTCCACGTTTATCATAAAAGTTTTTTATTTGTGTTTTTGTATTAGAACCAGTAGGGTAATCTAATTGAGTTGTAGCGACACCATTAATTATTTGATGCGTACCTATTATTAACCTACCATGACCATTACCATGTTTTTTTGCACATTCATCAACGTAGTATTCTTCAGCAACTTTAAAACTATTTGTTTTCTTAGATACTTTGCCATCAACATCTACAAAGTATTTATAAGACGAAGGGTAGGCCAAGGTTTCCGTTGTTCCATCAGCGTATTTTTTTACACGAATCACACTCGGTGTTGTATTTCTATGGACTCTTATTCGATGACCTTGGCTACACCTTCTTAGAATCATTCTACTACTTCAGCCTCCACTACTTCAGCTTCAACTTCAGATTTCAAAGATAAACGAATCATATGCACTTGACCTTGTTTCCATCTTTCTAATCGGTTTATTTGTATTTGATAATTGTTTACATCATCAAGTATTTGTTTTTGATAATCAGTCATGTCTTCGATTACATATTCTTTATCATCGAGATTCAAGACTGGCTTCGGTTCGATGTCCTTTTTAGCCATTATTAACTCCTTGTTTGTTAATTAAAGTTTCTTAAAATCTACTATCATTTTTGCGAGTTCATCTGACTCTTCTTTTGCGCTTGCCATATCAGAATCATAACGAGCTTTCTCACGTTCTAAATCAGCAAGTGAATACTCACGAACTGAATCAGCTTGAGCAACTCCAGTTTCTGAATCGAACTGCTTTTGAGTTAATGTAACGTGAGCAGCTTTAGTTACTATCCCATCATCATCTGTAGCTTCAGCGACCTTTTTAAACTCAACTTTCTTTGCTGTTTTTAGTGTACTGTATTTTGACCATCTCATATTATTGTTCCTTTATTTTTTTTCTAATGCTTCTACTTTTGCAGTTAGTTCTTGTACCGCTTTAATA